GGTCCTCTCCTGATCGGGTTGGCGGAGGTCTTACCGTACACGAGCGATACGCGCTTGCAAGGCACGGAGCGGATCAAAATGTTTAGCGGTTCAACGCCCTGACGTAGGCCTGGCACGCCTGCAGGGCGATCAGTCCCTGGTCGCCGGCATCGGTGATGCCGATAATTCGTTGAGCATGCGCCGGGTCAAGTCGGGCTCGCGGGGCTCCATGAACCACGCCGCCGGTGGCGGGGGTGGCAGGCACCGGGCAGCCGCCGGCGCTGTCATCGGCGGCGAGGAGGACTGACAGGCGCAGATCAGCAGTGGCAAGACGGTCGCGCAGGCGACCTTGATCACGTTGTGCATCGTTCAAGGCTCGGTAATGGGTTTGGTCGCTGGCTTGCAGCTGTTGCTCCAGGGCCAGGCGTTTGTCCTGCTCGTCCCGCTGCCGGGCAGCGGCCGCCAGGTTCAGCTGACTCAGCGCTTCGCCGTGCAGCCTGGCCTGCTCCGCCAGTTGCCGGCCAAAACGCCACTCCTGAACCTGCCAGGCCAACGCCCCCGCGACGCCGGTCACCACGGCCAGCAGCACGACAACAGCCATTGCCCGGGAAGACAGGGGCATCAGGTCGAAGGCTGGCATAACACCTCCCGCGCCCGCGCCCAGAGTTGCAGGCGGTCCTCCAGGCCGTTCAAGCCGCCGTTGATACGACGGGTGATGCTGTTGAACTGGTCGCGGTCGGCCAGTTCGTTAAGACCGTTCTGCTGCCAGAACCAGGCGGCCGACTCGGCGGCCCACTGCGGCTGTTCCAACAATTCGGGCAACGCCAGCAAACGCTCGTCGCCGAACAGCCCAAGGCTGCATTGCCGGTAGTTGTTGCGACCAGTGACCTGAATCAGACCCCGGCCACGGTATTTCTGGCCGTCGCCATCGGACTCCGGGGTATTGCCCAGACGGGCCGCCAGGCTGCCGGTGTCGTATTTGCTCAGGTACTGGTCATTGCCCAGCTCCCGCACATAACGCAACTGCCCCGACTCATGACCGACCTGCGCGATGAAGGCGGCCATGCGTTTGGGCGTGTTGATATGGCGGTTCAGCATGGCGGTGTTAAGCGCAGAAACAAAAACGCCCGCTTGGGAGCGGGCGTTGGGCATGATGCGTTGAATCATTTCAAGGGTGACAGGCATTTCACTCTACCTCCTCTGCATCGAGGACGTTCAGAACAAACAGGGTCATTTACGCTCCTGGAGAACACTTTCAAGCCAGGCTGGCTCGACAGGCCGATATTCAATGTCAGGAAAGTCGACAGCTGAAGGCCAGTCCCGCAACGCCTGTCTATAAGCCAGAAGTTCCTTGAACTGCTCGGTATTCAGCGTCGTCCCTTCGCCCATTTCCAGCTCTTCGTTGTCACGAATAACCAGCCACTGAGTCGACTCCAAAATCTTGTTACGCCAGGCCCTCTCAATACCCTTTGTTGTCTGAGCAAATATGTCTGTCTGCGGTGCAGACTCGGCACTATCCATCGAAGTCATATTGAGAACGGGTCTTGCGGCAACAGAAGGAAAACTCGAGGACTCCGGCCAGCTACGCAAAGCCCGGCGATAGGCTTGCAGGCTCTCATAGTCAGCAACTGATATCGTTGTATCGACCCCCGCCTCCAGTTCATCCCGATGCCTTGCGACGATGCCATCGGTTTGTAGCAACTGCGAATCACGCCAAACGCGCTCAGCCCCGTCCGACTCAGTATTGATCGCGATCGGTTGTGGTTCTCCCCCATAACTCAGCCATTGCAAGTAGACAGCCCAATCGCGATTGGCCAAGTCTTCTGGAATAAAAACCGAATCGGCAAGGCGATAGACCCCATTAGCGGTCAGTTGATAACTCATATGGTTTTATCCCTATAGTTCGGCATCTGCCGTTGCATGGATGTAATAAGCCTGAGGTACCACCGCGACATCCGAGTTGCACACCCAGGCTCCTCGTGTAGAGACTGAAAAGGGACGCGCATTGCCAGACGAAATCGCGTCGCTCCCGGAGCGCCATTGACCAACAGTCCCGCTCTGCGAGGTCCTGTACAGGGCAATACTGGGAGTCGTTCTTTTTTCTACCTTGAAAGACCACTGTGCCAAGGGTTGGGAAAGAGAGCCCGCCTGCCCCTCCACGACGATTGATATAAGAGCCCCAGCAATAGAGCTTGATGTATCGCCTGGCTGAATGTCCTGCCTGAGTGTTTTCTCATAATAACGTTGACACAGTATCAACTCATCGGCGGGAGTTCTAAATTCAAAAGGCGTTGAAACCGCGCCTTCTTCAAGTTGAATTTGCGCCAGGTCGATTGTTTGCAAGACATTCAACGGCAAATCGAAGGCCAACCTAAGAGAGTCGTTCTCCGCACCACCCAGGACTTTGCCTGCAATCGATGGGACTTTCACAGTCGCTGTATAACGCGCCCATGCGCTGGTCAGCTTAAACACTCCCACAGTCGTGACCACAGACTCCGAGCCACCACCAAAAGACTGGGTCACCGTCACCGTGATATTTCTCTCTGCATCGGCTTTCGCCCAGAAAGTCACGGTTGCCAGCTTTCCGGCCAGGGTTCTAACAGACTCAACATACTGTGAAATCTTATGTGTATTTGCCCCAGCACCGGCTGTGACTTGCTGCCAACGTAGAAAAAATCGTGGCTCATTGGGAACTTCTGTTTGTCCCAAAGTAAAGCTCTGACGCGAAATATTTACTCCAGCATTGCCATTCCAGTCGCAACGAAACCGATCTGCAACATATCCTCCAATATTAGTCCCCTGGTTAGCGCCCCCCCGCTGCCAAACATCGAAGTTCCCATTAATCACATGGTTCTTTCGATAGACCTGAACCGGAAATGCTTGCAACGGATCCAGCTTGGCAAGCTCTTTGATAGCCAGTGTTAGCTGATTGTTCTGATCCTCTACAGGAGACATTCCTGCCGCATCGATTGCATTAACAATCTCTTGGGTGACCGCATTCCCCCAACTCGCTGGGATTAGAGACCCTGGCGTTCCAGCGATCGGGTTTTCATCGACAAACTTTCCATTTACCAAGCCAGCACTCGGCACACTCTTCGGGTAGTCCACTGTCTAGCCCTCACATATAAAGAATAAAAAACTTCAACATTCAGAAACTGTCCAATACCGAACGACAAGCTCAATCAGAATCGGACACCTTCACCGTTTTTCTGACTCGTGTCCTTTTCGCTGCAACAGCCGTAGCACCGGAAGTCATTCTCAGCACTGGTCGATTCGCGGCGGCAGGAAACTTTCGAGACTTTGGCCAACTGCGCAAATCACAGCGATAGGCTTGCAAGGCGTTGTAATCGGCATCGGACAAGGTGGTGGCGGTTTGCGACTCCAGTTCATCGCGGTGCCGGGCGACCAGCCCGTCGCTCTTGAGCAACTCCGAGTCACGCCAGACGCGTTCAATTGAAATCAATTGTTCAGGCGAGGGACCGGCAGGGTCGACAAGAATGGGCGCACCATTGTCATTGGCCACAATCCGCTTGCCCACGCCCTGCCCGGCAAAGAGTTCGGCATATTCAGCCTGGCTGATTTCAACCGCACCTTCTGGCGGAGCCTCGTTCGCAGAGGTGACAACATCGAAACCGAGAGTTTTCGCAAAGAAATAAATCTTCATGGTTATCGCCCCCACACAACTATGCGCCCGGTTATACCCGCGGCCACTCTAATGGTCCCAACTTCGACCGATCTGACACGGGCAACAGCGCTTGAAGTATTTGATGCACTCAAATCAAACGACCAGACCGTAACGTTCGCACCGCCCCAACCTGCGGGATAGCCTTCGTCAGCAATACCTCCCAATATTGCATTGGGAAACTTTATGGGTAATGACAGGGACATAACGCCATTGGCGTCAGACCCACCTAACACCCATTGTTCAATCAAACCGCTCGGATATTTTTGATAACCCGCTGTCGAAAGCTGAGCCCCATACAGTGCTGAGTATTTAAGACTGGCCGTACCATAAAGGGTCCAGACACCTGATTCCCGAACCAGATTCGCGCTTTCACCGCTACTCATCACAATGGAATTCAGAAAATTCCCTTGTGGACTGATTTGCGCCCCACTCTTGCTGGCAATGGTAACCACTGCACTACTACGGCAATGCAAGCTGATCGTCGCACCACTTGGAACAGTCGAAACATCCGGTAGTGTGACGGTAAAGGCAGTAGTCCCACCCAGGCCGATCGAACAACCGACATCGGCAATGGTCAGTTGCGTGCTTTCCGATATTCCTCGAGCGTTGGAGTAATTACCCAGCGCGCGCTGTACAAACTCTGGAGTAGCAACCGAGCGACTCACGTCAAAACGAGGAGGTGTAGAAAAGAGCGTTGGACTGCGTAATGCACCCAGCAGTTGATCATTCGCCCCCTCGTCCGGCGTCATACCCGCCGCCTGAACTACGCCGAGAATTTCCTGGGTAACGCTATTCCCCCAACTTGCTGGAATAAGCGAACCAGGCGTGCCGGCCAGCGGGTCTTCATCAACAAACCTTCCATTCACCAGCCCTACACTGGGCACACTCTTTGGATAATCCAATGTCGTACTCCTGATAATAAATTCTGTTGGCCCACCTGCGGACCAGAGCCATACAGCGGCCAACTGCGCGCAAAAAAAACGCCCGCTTGAAGCGGACGTTTTTATTGATGAGCGCGATGCAGATAAATACGGCGCTGATCTATTTGAAATAAACGCAGCACTCGATCAATCGGCTATCTGAAAAAAACTCACTGACCACTCTGGAATCGGCGGACGGGCGGTCATCTCGGGAAAGCTATCGGAGGCGGGCCAATCGCGCAGTGCCTGGCGATACTCGAGCAACTCCAGATACTGGTTCGCCGTCAGCGTCGTGCCCCGTCCCAGCTCCTGTTCATCACGATGGCGGGTTACCAGCCATTGGCTGTCCGTCAACACGGACTGGCGCCATTTGCGCGCCTGGTCCGGAGCATCCTCCTCAGTCGCCTTGCCCCGTACTTCGGAAGCAAACGCCACTGCTGCCACCAGGGGGGAAAGCGGCGCAACCTGTTCGGGAAGGTGGATCGGCTTCCCCAGCTCAACCTCGACACCCTCAGGGACAGCGACCATCGAACTGAGAAAATCCGCGGCAAACAGCTGGGAAATCATGAAGCCACCGGTCTCGATCAGCTCGACGACAACGTCGTCTTCGACTCGTGCATAGAGGGCCATTATTCGTACTCCCAGATTTCACAAAAGGCATTGCCGCCGGAGCCGCTCACATACGAAGTAGATGGATTGCTCGAGCAGCTGCCGCTGCCGCCGGAACCTCGCTGTCCCGCATTGCCATTGCCATTCACCCCGTTGAAGGGCCCGCCGCCATCGAATGGACTGGCAGCCCCCCATCCGGAAAGCAGGCCCCAATTGGGATTACTCATCGCATAACCACCCGTTGCACCACGCGCATTGGCAAGGTTGCCACCCGTTACGACTTGGCCACCCATGCCGCCCTGGACAAACCCAGGGGTGTTCGACACGAAGGTCAGAATCTGCCCCCCTCCTCCCCCTGCGGCGCTCATGAGGTTGCCAAACGACGCTGCGCCTCCCGCGGCCCCAGCACTGGTTCGAGCGGCCCCACCAGCGCCCAATGTGACGGGTACACCCGCCAACATTTCCGGAGTCACGTCGTAGAGGCTTTCCGCATAGGCACCAGCCCCTCCGCCACCGCCCAGGCTTTGATAAGTGGCCGCTACCGGCGGACAACCGGCACCTGAGCCTCCCGCGCCGACCAGGCGGACCCGAATCCGCCTGGCCTTGGGGTTGGGGCGATAGACCGTGACGCCAACGGTGTCGAACTGCTTCACCGCCAACAGGCGTCCGCTAGCATCTGTGATGCCATATCCACTCAAGGTGGTTGGAGTGTTCTTCAGTTTGGTGAAGTCGACCAGTGCGGCAATCGCCAGCGCCAACTGATCGTTTTTCGCTTCCTCCGGCGCCAGGCCGGCAGCCTTGATGACATTGAGGATTTCTTGCGTCACCCCGTTGCCCCAGGCAGCGGGAATCAGCGATCCCGGTGTGCCCGACAGAGGATTCTCATCGACAAACCAGCCGTTGACCAAGCCAACGCTGGGTACACTTTTCGGATAATCCATATCATTGCCCTGCGATCCCCCTTGCTCAGGGAGCTCTGTGCGAAAAGCCGCCCACTTTGCAGTGAGCGCCATAGCATGTTCACGAAAGACAGGCTCAACAGAGACCTGATCAGTCGCTGGCAACCTTGCGAATTGCTTCGATCGCTGCCTCACAGACGTCTTTCGCAGCCTCCTGCTTGCCCTTGCTGGCCTGAGCCCGAATACGCTCTTTTGCCTGCAATCGCAGTGTGCGAAGTGCGAGCAGCTTGCTGCTGAGCTCGGCCGCCTTGGCGAGAATCTGATCGGCCGCTTCCCTGGCGGTACGGCCTTTCACCACCCAGGCGCTTACCGCGAGGGGCACTGTTTTTTTCGGGTAGCCAGCCTCCTTGAAAGCCTGTGCGTCGCTGGCGGCCTGGGTATATTCCATGGCACGCAGCGGGTCACCGCCGAGCATCTGCCGGGCGGTGTCAGCCTCCGCGTCCACTCGCCGGCAAAGTTGCTCCGCCTCCTGTTCGGCGATGGTCGCGGCCTTCAGGGAGTCCAGCGACCACTGGCTACCGTCCCAGTAATGAGCAGCGGAGGGTGGAGGTCCATCGACCCGAATCAGTTCGCCATCCAGCACGAAATGCAGTGCCTCCTTCTGCTTCCACTGCTCGGCCGTCACCGGCAGGACGCTGTTGCCCTCGGCTGTCGCCGCGTAGGCCATTACTTCAGTGTCCTGCCACTCGATGATCACCCCGGACGCAAGGCAGTAAAGAACTTGCTTACTCATATGCTCACCACTCAATGATCATCAGACCAGGAGCACCGCGCCCCCCCGAGACGGCCAAGGCTCCAGACACATACCAGCCTCCTGCGCCGCTGCCGCCAGCCCCGAAGCCGTAGGCATCCCGTGCCGCGTACCCTCCCGATGTTCCATATCGACAGGCGCTGCCACCTCCACCGAATGGCCCGCTTGCGCCAGCCCCCGACAATCCCGCCGTCACCTGGGCCTGAGAGTCAGTAGCATCGCCACCGGCGGGAAATCCCTCTCCCCCTCTTGGACCGGGGACGCGCTCCACAGGAAAACTGGCCCCCGAGTTACCGGCGCCTCCGCCACTCAGCACCAGCAAAGCGCCTCCACCCCCCACAAGCGTGTTTCCTCCGCTTGTCGGGTTGCTGACTCCGCTGACGCCACCCACACCCGCCGCTCCAATCGTGATGGGGATCACTTGGCCGGGAGTGACGGTGACGGGTACCTTGATGGCCGGCTGGCCAGCACCACCGCCGCTGCCGCCGGATGCGGATCCGGTCGTTCCTGCTGGACACGAACCTCCACCGCCCCCACCCGCACACCCACTCAGCCAGATCTTCGTCACCCCCTCCGGCACGGTGAAGCTGCCATTGGCGGTGAAGCGCTGAATGCCGAGCCCTGCGCTCTTGCGGCTGATGCTGCGGATCGCGCTCAGCAGTTGCGTCAGGTTCGCCTCGCTGGGCGTCAGGTCGGCCGCCGTGATCACGGCCAGCAGTTCCTGGGTCACCCCATTGCCCCAGTCCGCCGGAATCAGCGAACCCGGGGTGCCGGTCAGCGGGTTCTCATCGACGAACCTGCCGTTGACCAACCCGGCACTGGGCACACTCTTCGGATAATCCATCGGTCTATCCCCTAGTCATAATTGATATGCACCCGCGTATGGGCCGGCGCGCTGCGGTGGATCTGGCATTCCAGGGCCGAGCCTGGGTTCATGCCGAAACGTTCGCCCCAGTAGCTGGCGTTGAAACGCCGGCCCAGGTGCAGTCGTCCACCGGTGTTGAGCGTCCACATGAATTGCGCCTGCCAGGTGCCGAAATGCGCTTCACCAAACCGTGCGCGGCCCATTCGCGGGGCTTCGAGCTCGGTGATGGTGGCGTTCGGATAACCCTGGCTGCGGGCGATCTCGACGTAGTAGGCGAGCGCCTGGCTGCCGACAGCCAGCAGCCGCCGGCGAACGGCCAGACGGCGGTCGTCGAACAGAGGGGTCGCACCCAGGCAGGGGTCGGGCAGGTTCATCACCCGCTCCCAATCCGGTACCAGCTCGCTGGCGCCCGCCGGGTCCATTTCATTGAGCAGGTCGGCAGCGCGGGCGTCGAGGCGGGCCAGTTCCTGGGAGACGCCTTCAAGCACCTCCTCGAGTTCCGGCACCCGCTCCGGGTCCCAGGCCGGACCGCTGGGCAGCAGGCTGCGCAGCTGGCTCTGGTATTGCGCGGCGGTTCTTACTCCAGCCATATGCAACCTCCGAACGTCAGCAACTGGTTACTGGCGGCGGGAACATCCGCGGCCGGTACGCTGAGCCGGTGATCGTTCTCGCCGGCGGCACTGCTGATGGCCTCGCGGATATGGCTGATCAACAAGGTGTCGCCCAGGCCGGCCTCGCGGTTGTGCAGGTCGCGCAACTGGGCCTCGACCGCCGCGCGCACCGCGCTGGTATCCGGCGACAACCGCAGGCTGTAGGTCACGGGCGACTGCTGCGGCGCCAGCACATGCAACTCGGCCGTCACCGGACGCAAGGGTTCGATGTAGGTCTTTACCTCCGCCAGTTGCTCGGCGTTCGGGATAGGTTGCGCATCATCGTCGCGCATCACGAACAGACCCACGGTGCCTGGCCCCAGGTAGCTGCCACGGCACCACGCCCGGGTAATCCCCGGGCACTCCAGCGCCCAGGTCTCATAGTCCTGGGCCGAGCCGCCGTGGGGGATGATGCGGTAGGAGCGGATCACCCGGGCACGCAGCGATTCCAGGCTTTCCGCGGCGACGCCGCCGCTCAGGCCGGGGGCGAGCACGGTGAAGCTGTTGCCGATGCCCTGGATCGGCTGCACCGGGATCAGGCTCAGGCCGGCCTCGGCATTGCCCAGGGTGCCGGCGTCGAGGGCCTGGACGGTGGTGCTGTTGCTGCCGGCGCTGGTGGTGCGGGCGGCGGTGACTTTGTAGGTGCGGCCGTCACTGGCCTGCAGCAAGGTATCGACGTCCAGCACCGCGCCTGCCGCCGCCGTGAAGCTCACCGAACCGCTCGCCGCCTGGGCGGCCTTGCGCGGCTGGTTGAGGCGCAGCGCGGCGATGCGTTCCAGGGTCGACTCGTCGGCCTTGTCCGGCAGGATCTGATCGGCGATCCAGTCCAGGTAGCCGTAGAGGCCATAGGCGGCGCCACCGAGGGTACGGGCCAGCACTTGCGCATCGGACTGGCGCAGCGCATCGCTGGCCAGGTCGCTTTGGGTGCGCTTGATCAGCACCGGCAGCGAAGGGGTATCAAAGGGCATAGGTCACCTGCCAACTGTTATCGGGGTTGATGTCCAGGCGTTCACCGTTGGCCAGGACCAGCGTCGTGCGTAGGTTCAGGCGCTGGTCGTCGAGACGTTCGCTGATGATCTCGACCGCGCTGCAATGGCCATCGTCGATCAGCCATTGCAGGGCTTCGCGGGCATAGAACTCGGCGTCGAGCTGGGTCTGGCGGGTCAGCTTGACCCGCCGCAGCAGCCACAGCCGCGAGCCGATACGGTCGTCGGCCACGGTGGGAAAGCTGTCGCCCCACCAGCCGAAGCGCTCCTCGTCGTCCAGCGGGTCGTCGTCCGCCGCGCGACGCCAGGTGAACAGGCTGATCAGCACGGCACGGGTCAGTGCGCGGTGCAGGTCTTGGCTGATAAACATCATTGGCCTCCCGCCGGCGCGCCGGTCTGCCCGCTACCCGACTGCACGCCGCCATGCAGGTGCTTGATCTGGCTGATGCCGCCAGCGACCTGGTCGCCCTGGGAGACGATCTTGCCGGTCTGGGTCAGGGTCGGGGTGTCGATGTGAACCCCGTTGCTGGCGCGGATATTGAGGGTGGCGGTCTCGATGTCGATGATCCGCCCACGCTTGAAATGAATCTTGTCGCCCTCGTCGGTGTAGATCGCCACTTCGCCGGGGACCAGGGCCTTGAGGCGAAAACGGCGGTCGGCGACCACCAGCACGATGGCATGGGAGCGATCGCCGCCGAGAAAGGTGGCGATGCCTTCGGCACCGGCCAGCGGATTGCTGGTGAAGCCGTAGGGTTCGAAGTGCTCCATGTCGTCGTTCACTTCGCCGGCGGTCAGGCGCATTTGCAGCGATTGCAGTTTGTTGGCCGAGTTGGCGAGCACGACGGTGCCGCGCGCCAACAGGCGTGTCAGTAGGCTCATGGAAATGTCCTTGGCGGCGAAGCCTGCGCTTTCCGCAGGAGCGATTCCTGCGGATAGGGCGGCATCAGGTTTTGGGTGGCACGGGGCTGGTGTCGAAGGTATGGGGCGGCGCCACCTGCAGGGTGGTGATCGAGCCCTGCTCGGAGAGCGAGTAGGTGACCTTGGAAATCAGCAGGTCCTGGTCGAAACCCAGCACCGGGTCGATCACCCGGACCAGGGTGTTGTGGCGCCACAGCTCGCCGTTGCTCTGGCGCCAGCCCTGCACCTTGTAGGTGCTGGTCAGGGCCTTGCCGGTGCGAATGGCGCTTTCCCAGTCGGCCCGTTGCTGGGCCAGTTCCTGGGTCAGCTGGGCCGGTTCGTTGATCACCGTGACCCGCTTGCGCTTGGCCGTGCCGTCGCTGGCCACGCCCGATACTTCGCTGACCGCGGCGCCGCTTTTCTGATCGTTGCCCTTGTGCTGGCCGATCACCCGGTACTCGGAAAACACCTGGCTGAAGTCCATCGGCGCGCTGGCCGAGAGGATGTTCTTGCCCAGCTCCAGCACATCTACCGCGCGCCCGCCACTGCCCGGCCGGGCCAACAGCACCCGGCCTTCGGCATCGTCGGTGGAGAACACCCGGAACAAGGTCAGCAGGCGGTCGATGGACTGGAACACGGTTTCCCCAGGCACGATGCTATGGCTGCTCAGCCGCGTGGTTTCCGCGATCTCGCTGACCACCCCGACGCCGTAGGACGCGGCCAGGGCCTGGACGATTTTCAGCAGGCTCTGCTCGCGCCATTGGCCGGGCTGGTTGATCGCCGCGCAATCCACCAGGTCCTGGGTCAGGGAACTGCCCTCGATGCTCAAGCCGATCTGCCGACCGTCATAGCTGATCGGCGCCTTGAACACATGGCCGCTGAGCAACAGGTCGGCGCCGATGCGCACCTGGCACTTGGCGCCGGGACGGATGCGCTGGTCCAGGGTCTGCCCCGGCCATTGCCAGGTCACGTCGAGCTTGAAGGTGCGAAACTGCCGCTCCAGGTCGGCACTGATTTCCACGCTTTTCCAGCCGCCGTAATCCTGGCCGTCCACCGTCAACAACACCCGGTTATCGAAGTTGCCCATGGCTCACTCCCCCGCCACTTTGACGTTGGTTGGCGGCAGGAAGCCGGGATGGGCCACGCCGTTGCGCTGCTGCACTTCGGCCGCCCGGGTGGCATCGCCGAACAACCGATAGGCGAGCACCACCGTCGGCAGGCTCTGCATCGGGTTCTTGACCACCAGCCGCACGCCGGACGAAGCCACCGCGGTGAGGTGGCCGTAGACCAGCTGGCGCAGGCCGTTGAGCACCTCGTAATGCAGGGCGTCGGCTTTTTCCGCGGCCTGCCAGATCGCCTCGTTGATCGCGTTGCGCAGCGCCAGCACCTCATCGGCCACCGGCACTTCCGCACGGGTCACCGGCTGGATCGCCTGCTTGGCCAGCGATGGCGTGCCGCTCAGCTTAACCGCCGGGGTCGCCACCGGCAGCGACGCCACGGCCTGGGCGATCCGCACCAGCACGGCGTCCTGCACCAGGTCCGCCATGGCTTGCGCCGCGGCGGTGGTGTCCTTGCCGGTGGTGAGTTTCGGCGTGTCGATCTTCTTCACCGCCTCGACCTGCTGCGAAACGTTGGCCAGCACGCCGCGGTAACCGTTGCGCGCATAGTCCTTGAGGTCCTTGATGTCCCCCAGCAAGCCCTTGAACTCGGCGCTCACTTCCTTGGGCAGGTCCTTGATCGCCCGCACCAGCAGGTTGAGATCGCGGTAGGTGTCGATCAGCGGCTTGAGCTCCTGCTCGATGGTCTGGTAGACCTCCTTGAGGCTGTTGCGCAGGTCGGCGATGCCGATGCGCGCGGCCTTGACCAGGGTCATGGCCTCCTCGAAGCGGCGTACCGCCGAGCCTATAAGGCTGTCGGCCGACACCAGCAACAGCTGGCGGGTGTTGACCGTGGCGCTGGGGAACTGCAACGGCTGGTCGGGGTAGAACTTCAGGGTGAAGGTCACCAGGCCGCCGTCCTGGCGGCTCTGGGTCATCTCGCATTCGCCGACCTTGACCTGCAGGCGCCCCAGCCACGGGTGCACCAGCTCACCGCTGCCCTGCTCCAGCGCCTGGAGCAGCTTGTCGCGCTGCTCCAGGCAATCGGCGCCGACGATGAACGCCGTCAGGTCGTGGGTCCGCGCCTGCCGCCCCAGGCTCTCGTAGAACGGCAGGTCACGCTGCGGGTACTCGTGCAACTGGCCCTTGTGGCCGACCGGGGTTTTCGCCTGGTCGACCCAGAACCCGACGCCACGAAACGACGCCGGCAACAAACGATCACGCCAGCTCATTGGAACCTCCTAGCGAAAGTGAGCGGTAGCCGACACGCGACGACAGCGCCACGCCGGGTTGGTTGATTTGCGGCGCACTGGTACGCAGGCCCGCCGGGGCGTTTTCGAAGCTCACCGTCAGCCCGCCCTGCAATTGCGTGCGGTTGTTGGCCGCGCTCTGCTGCAGCAGCGAGGTGGAGCTTTGCGGCAGGCCGGCGGAAAGCGCCGAAGAACCCGGCGCCGGCTGGCCGCCACCGAAGAACGCCGGCGCCAGAGCGCCTTTGCCTTCGGCATTGGTTTGCCGCTGCGCCTCGGTCAGGTTTTCCACCTTGCCGGTGACCCGGGCGACGAAACCGGCGAAACCACCGTCGAACAGTTCCCTGATCGGTGCGATCACCGCCTGCAGCCGTTGCCACAGGCCACTGAACCACTCGGTGATCGGCTCCCAGTTCTTGATGATCTGTCCCAGGGGCGACCACTCGAACAGGCCACGCATGAATTCGATGGCCGGCGCCGCCAGGGCTTTCAACACCTCCCAGAGGGCCGCGAACACATCGCTGATGGGCTGCCAGTTGGCAATGATCTGCCCCACGGGCGACCACTCGAACAGGCTGACAAAAAAGTCCTTGATGACCTGCGCCGCGCTTTTCAGGGTTGCCCAGATGGCGTCGAAGTAGGTGCCGATCGTGCCCCAGTTATTGATCACCATCCCCAGTGGCGAGGTATCGAACAACGTGACGAAGAAGTCCTTCACCTGTTGCGCCGGACCTTGCAGGCCGGCCCAGAGCGAAGCGAAGTAAGCGCTGATCGCGCCCCAGTTATTGATCACCAGCCCCAGCGGCGAGCTGTCGAACAGCCCGATGAAGAAGGCCTTGACCCGCTGCGCCGGACCTTGCAGGCCGGCCCAGAGCGAAGCGAAGTAGGCGCTGATTGCGCCCCAGTTGTTGATCACCAGCCCCAGTGGCGAGCTGTCGAACAGCCCGAAGAAGAAGGCCTTGACCCGCTGCGCCGGACCTTGCAGGCCGGCCCAGAGCGAGGCGAAGAAACCGCTGATCGCTCCCCAGTTGTTGATCACCATCCCCAACGGCGTCCAGGCGAACAGGCCTTTGAGGAAGTCCATCGCCGGAACGGACAACGCCTTGAGCAACTCCCACAACGCGGAAAACAGGCCGCTCAGGGGCGTCCAGTTTTCAATCACCAGCCCCAGCGGCGTCCAGGAAAACACCTGCTTGAAGAAGTCGACCACGGACGCGGCCATCGTCTTGAGCTGTTCCCAGAGGCCGGCAAAATAGCCGGTGATCGCTCCCCAATTGGCGATCACCATCCCCAGCGGGGTCCAGCCGAAGACAGTCTTCAACCCCGCCATCAGTTGCACGGCGGCGTCCTTGATGCTCGCCCAAAGGGTGACAAAAAACGCCGACAGCGGTTCCCAGTTGGCCACGATCAGGCCCGCCGCCACCGCGATCCCCAGGGCGATCAGGCCGATGGGCGAGGCCAGCAGGCCGCTGCTGAACAGGGTCACGGCGGACGAGGCCAGGGTCATGGCGCCGCGGATCGCGGTGAAGGCCAAGGCGCCGGCGGCGAGGCCCTGGACCAGCTGCGGGTTGCTTTCAATGACCTTGGCCACAAAGCCCAGCAGCGGTTGCACGGCGGTCACTACCGAGTTGACCGCCGGCAGCAGCGCGCTGCCGAACTTTTGCGAGATGTCGTCGACGCTGTCGCTGAACGCCTTCAGGTTAGTGCCCGTCTCGCCCAGCACATCCTTGGGCGGTTCGATGCCCTGCGCCACCAGCTTGGCCCGCGCCGCCTGGTTCTCGAATTCGATGGCGGAATTGACCCCCGCCACGAAAGGCGCGGCCAGGCCACCGCCCTTGATCAGGCCGGAAAAATCCAGCCCGCCCAGGCCGCTGTCTTCGATGCTTTTCTTGAAGCGGCTGACTTTCGAACGCACCTCGCCCAGCTCGGCGTCCAGTTTCTGCATGCCTTGCATGACCACCAGCATGTTCACCGTGGTCTGCACGTTGGTCACGCTCAGGCGCTGTTTGATGCTCGTCTGATTCAAGCTTTGATTGATGTTCGCCATCACTGCACCTGCTGCATCGCATTGATCCGTTGCGCGTGCTCCAGGGACTCCCGGAGCACATCCAGTGGCCTGGCCATCATCTGTTCGGGGTCAACCTTCCAGAACCAGGCCAGGTCATAGGCAACCGCGATCAGGTCGCTGATGGCTCCGATGCCGCACTCATGAAAAAACTCGCGACCGCCCAGCTCAGGGCGTTGAGGTCGGCCAGGTCGAGCTGGTTGACCGAGGACGGAGGAATGCCGGCACAGACCGCGATGTACTTGGCCGCGACGTCCATGTCGAGGCTGACTTCTTCGCTCTTGTCGATCTTGTACGGCAGCGCCTTGATCGCCCGCACCTCCTGCACCGTCGGGCGGCGCAGGGTCAGTTCGGTCAGCGGTTCGCCGTGGGCTTCGATGGCCACACGCAGCTTTACGCTATCGCTCATTGCCAGGTCCCCTTGATGCCTTCGAACTTCAGCTCGATGCTCGCGTCGTCACCCTTGGAAACCGGTTCTTCCACCAGGTAGGCGCCGGCCAGGACGTAGACCTTGCCGTTGCTGAACTCGCAGGTGACGGTCATGTCGGAACCGGCCACCAGCTGCTTGAGCGGGAAGTCCGGGGTGTGCAGCGCCGTGACCTTGAAGGACGGGGCAATGTCGGTTTCCTTGTAGAAGCCCGGCACGATGGTTTCCCGTTTCACGGACATCAGCGGCGCTTCGCAGCCGCCGTTGATGGTCAGTTGAGCGCCGTCCACTTTGACGTAGCAGGTGCCCGCAATCAGTTGACCCATGGTGTTTCTCCCAAAAAATGAGCCCGCACTAGGCGGGCTGGAAAAGCGCAGTGAAAGAGGCTCGGCTTAGGCCGCCGCGTCGTACTGCAGACGGAATTGGTTGAGCAGCGCGAACACACGCAGGCCATTGATGTAGTCCGGCGGGAACAGCACGTTGACCCGGCTCGGGTCCTGGCTGTCGCGCTCGACGATCAGGTGCTCGGCGAACAGCTCGGCGTTCTCCACGTGGCCTTCCAGTTCGAGCTTGGCGTACTGGGCAATCAGCTCGCCGCGAATGGTGCTCGGGGTCACGATCGGCTGGCCGGCGCCGAAGCGGGTACCGTCGGCGGCCAGTTTGTGGCGCCCGTACTTGCTGGTGATCACGCTTTGCAGGCGGCGCACGATAAAGGCCGACTGGTGCATGGTTTCGCTGTCCAGGTAGGAGTTGTCGGCCTGGCCGTAGGCGTTCTTCTGGTAGGTGGTGATCGAACGCTGGATGCGCACATAGCCGCCTTCGTAGTAGGCGGTGGCGATGCCGTAGCTGAGCAGCGATTGACGCTCGGTCAGGGTGAAACGCTCGCTGGCCGGCGCCGGATCGACACCCGGCAGGCTGCCGCTCTGGGTCGGACGGCTGGCATCGGCGGAGATGAACACCGAGGTGCGCGCGGCCAGTGCCGCGGCCTGCACCCAGAACGGCTGCGGTACGCCCGGCTCCAGGGCCTGGATGGTGATGTGCTGATCGTTGCGTGCTTGCCCTGCCGCCACCAGGGTGCCGACGGTGCCGCGCTTGGCGCTGTAGACGTGACCGAACAGTTGCTTGGCCCAGGACCAGCGACCGGTGCTGTCATCCATGACGGCTTGCCAGGCGTTGAGGGTCGCGGTGTCGGTCCACGGCATGCAGATGAACTCGAAAGGTTCATCGCCCAGGGCCGCCAGTGCGGCAACCTGATCCGGCACGCCGGCGCCGCCGGCCATTTTGCCGACCGTCACGCTCAAGCCGGCCGGGGTTTCTTCGCCATTGCTCTTGCCCAGGCGGTTGAGCTGCAGGCTGATGTCGTTCGCGCTGTCACCAGTCCATTTGGCGGTCAGGGTCAGGGTGCCTTCGACCGCCGCGGCGCTCACCGGCAGGTCGGCGGCGGCATTGATTTTCAGCGCCAGCGCGCTGGCGGCCTGAGCCGCGGTGGCGGCATTGACGATGGCGGCCTGAACCCGCACACCACCGACATACAGGTTGAGCACGCCGCTGGCGCTGGCGGTGCCGGTGAACTTCAGCTCGGCCTTGGCCACGCTGCCTTCGACGTTGTGCAGCGGCAGGCACCAGATCTCACCGACCGGGTCGGTCTTGCGCCAGGTCTCGTACATGGAAGCGAGCATCGAGCCCTGACCGCCGATGCTCTTGGCCAGCGCGACGCTGGACACCAGCACCAGCTTGCCGGTTTCGGCCGGCGCGACGCTGTCGTTGACCTGGGCCACGATCAGTCGGCGCATGGCCGAAGAAGCGCTATTGGCCGCCGAATTGTCCATCTCGGCGTAGAACAGCGGCACACGAATGTCCGCCGGAATATTGCTGAATCCGATCGCCATTATTTGGCTCCTTGTGGTTTGGCCGCCTTCGCGGCCTTGAGGGTGATATCGCCATCGGCCAGACGCCGGCGCCACCAGGCGTTGTCGTCGACTTCACGGCCTTCCAGCGGCAGCAGGTCGCCGGCTTCGGGGTCCGGCACGGCGCGGCCCGCGGCCGGCAGCACAGTGATGCGTTTGCTCATTGCGTTACGTCTCCAGAGAAAGTCAGTTCCAGGCGCCCGTCGGGCCCCGGGTGTTGCAGGTTGGGGTCCGCCGGATCGATGGCATCGACCCGCACCGTGACCCCGGTAAAGGACGGCAGGCCGTCCAGTTCACGCTCGCGCCAGGTTTCCGCCGGCTGGCTGGCCAGGTTGCGTCCCAGCTGGAACTCGGCGAAAAAGCGCAGTTGATAGAACAACCGCGTGGCGCTGAGCGAAACCAGCTCGCCCCCGTCGTATTCGATCGGGTTGTAGTCCGCGCCCGGCTTGAACCCCACCAGCGCCCGCCACAACTCGGCACGCAGGCTTTCGAGTTGCTCCAGGGCCTGCCGGCCGTCGCTGGCGTCCAGCACCAGGGTGATCACCAAGCGGTCGCGGATGGCCTGGCGGGTAACGTTCTGCCCGGTGCTCGGGCTGGCCAGATCGGCGATCGGCGTCACATGGGCACTGGGGGTGGGCAACGCGGTATTGCTTTGCAACAGCGCGAGATCGACGCCGACAGCCACCTGATTGGCCAGGCCGGGGCAGTGATCGCGCAGTTGCGTGAGGATCGGAGTGATCTTCATGAAGAAGCTCCACAACGGGGTGAATGGGAAACCTTCAGGCGCGGCCACAAGCGATCGCCCAGGCAGCGGGCGCCCGGGCAACAGGATGGAGTCGTGGAAACAACGGCGCGCAAGATCAGAACGGCCGGGCAAGGCCCGGTAACTAGGGCTGTTGCTCCAGGCAAGTAGCCTCGATCAGGCAGCGATAATTTTTTTCGCGATTGCCGCTGGCAGTCACCTTGTCGATCGACCAGGTGCCCTGCATGAACCCCGGCCAGCTGTTGTCCAGCGACACCAGCCCCTCGGCCGACAGCGCCGGATCACCGGGACAGTCGATCTTCAACTTGATCGCTTCGCGCTCGATGCGGCGCATGGCGCCCTGGGCTGCGCCGCGGGCCTCGCCCTCTGCCGGGTAACGCTGGCGCAGGACCTGGAAAGGAGCCTGCCCCAGGCTGACCACACGCTCCTTGCCGGCCGCCGAATCCCACCAGGTAGCCTTGCAGCCCTTGTGCTTGGCCCGGCCGTTTTCATCGATGCTGGCCGAGATGAACGCCGTATCCCCCGGGCGGTTATCCCGGGTCACGCTCAAACGCACCGGCGAAAGGATCTTTCCGGAGAGCGACTTCGCCTGCCCGCGCAGCGCCAGTACATACATCTCGTTGAACGGTTTGGTGACGGCATCGTGCGGGCGGGCAATACGCGTCAGAAAGCCCATGTCGGTCTCGTTGCACTGATCGACATGCGGGATCGGGATCGAGTCCAGTTCAGGCGCCACCCGCGGTGAAAAACCGTGGCGCGAGGTCAGCTGGCGAAACAGCGCGCCGAGGGTCGTGGGGCCATGGCTGGCGGAGCGGCGCTGCTTGAAGCCGGTCGCATCCGCCACCTTGAAGGGGGCTGCGGTAGCCACCAGGGTCAGGCGCGGCGGGAACAGGTTGGGCGTGCGGCGGGTGATGACGAACTCGCCACGATCCACCAGCCCCGACTCCAGATAGCCCACCCGCAGGCCGACCTTCCCGCCCAGCTCGGGGAGCCCTTCCAGGCCTTCGATATCGAGGGTCAGCGAGAGCTGGTCGGACTCGATGCCCGCGGCGTCGATGTGTGTCCAGCTGATCAGCCGTTCGTTGAGGCGTGCGGCATTGGCGCCGTAGAGCTCAATGCTCGGGGTGAATCCCAGGGTCATGACGCCTCCTTAGTCCCAGGCCGAAACGGGCATTGCAGCCACCGGCCGCGACTCGATCTCGGGCACTATCACCCAGACACCCGCCGGCAGCACCGGGCCCTTCTCGGCCAGCAGCGGATTGAGGCGCCAGAGCGCTTCCTCGACCGCATCGTCGCAACGTCCCACCTCGCGGTAGAGCAGCAGGTTGACCGAATCGCCGGCAATACTTCGAACCCTACGCATTGACGAACTCCTCGAGGTTGATGGTCCAGTTGATCACCAGCGCCGTGCCGTCATCGATGATGGAGGTCTGCACCTCCGTCACCAGGTTGACCCGCCAGCGCCCCCAGTTGCGGCCGATACCATCCACCAGCGGCAAGGGCACACGGGCGGCCTGCAACTCGCGCAGCTGGTCCAGGCGCGCCATGCCCGTGGCGTACATCGACTTGCCACTGATCTGCAGCGTTTCCAGCTTCTGCCCCACCTGCTGCGACTTCGGCTTGCTAGTGACGATGTCGATACTGGCCCAGCCACCGTCCGTCTTGCGCTCAAGCCGCTCGTAGGCGAACCCGGCGGACAGGCCAAAAATGAAATTGCCCAATGCCATCTGCTGTCGCATCACATCACTCCATCGGTCAGGGCCGCGTCGCGCCGTACCGCGAGCGGGTTGCTCATCATCAGGGGCATGACCTGCATCTGCATTTGCTGGATCACCATGTCCACCAGTTGCCTGGAGGTGGCCTGATCCTGGCCATAGATATTGACGACCGGGGCGAAAGTGACCTGCTGGCTGGAAGCCGAGCTGGCCACCAGGTTCTTGCTCACTTCATCCGGAGACTTCAGGCGATTCCCCGCCTCGCCGCCGAGCCGGCCGAGCGCCTCGCCGCCCAGCCATCCGCCAATGGCGCCGCCGACCAACCCGCCGACAGCCGTGCCGAGGATCGCCACGACGCTGCCCAGGGCCGCGCCCAGCGCGGCGCCGGATGCACCTCCGGCCCAGGAGCCACCCAAGGTGCCCAAGCCGGAACCAATGGCCCCGGGGTCGCGGTTACGCACACCCCTGAACACATTCAGGCCGGCCCTGAGCAGGTTGAGCGGCCGACTGGCCACCCGGCCGGACACGGAACGCACGACGGCGAAACTGCCTCTCAACCCACGGCCAATGCGCGACATCAGCCCGGCACGTGGCGCGGTTGCAGAGGTGTTTTTGGGGGCGGGTTTTGCCGCATAGGCTTGTTTCTTTTGCTGCTCTTTCTTTGCTTGCCTCTCCTGTCGCCTTCGCTCTTGTCTGTTCTGGCCGCGGGTTCCACCGCCGCCTGGAGGGCCACCACAGCAGGCCCCGCCCTCGCCGAACAGCTTGCCAATACTCGATGGCAGGCTCGGAGCCGCCAGGCTCAACAGCTTTTTCGCCACCTGGGTAAAGACTTCGTCCAGCACCGACTTGAGCAGGCGGCCCACCACCGGTGCGATGGCAGCACCCGCCAAGGCCAGACCGGCAGCAATCTTCGGAAACTCCGTAGCCAGGCTGCTCAAACCATCGACCACCCCACCGATAGGCACCATCGCCCCTTCCGCCACCGGCGCGAGGGCGGAACCGAACGCGGTGTTCATCCGGTTCAAGCGGGCGTCGAAGGTATTCGCCTGGGCCGATGCGGACTGGCGTACCGAGCCCTTGTCGCCCAGCTCCGAGGTGGCGTACTGCTGCTTGTCGGCGACCTGCGCCAAGGCCTTTTGAACTTCAGGCAGTTGTTGCGCCAGGCGCAACGCTGCTTCATCCGCGCTGCCGAACAGCGCGCCGGCCAGCGTGGAGCGCTCCTGGCTCGACAAATCGGGCGCTTGCAGCGCCTTGAGCAGGTCGGTCAGGGCGCCAGCCCCCTCCAGCTTCAGCGGGTCGATATTCAACCGTTGCAAGGCCGCTTGCTGCGCCTGGGACTTCGGTTCGCCCTTGCCCAGCACGGCAGTGATGCCTTTCAGTGCGGCTCCCGCATCGGCCTTTTGTGTGCCGGTGTTGAGCAAGGCCGCCGTCAGTGCCGCCGCCTGCTCCGGGGCAAGCCCCGCCGTCGTGGCGGCAGCGCCATGCCGTTGCAGGATCACCCCGATATCGGCCGCCTCGGCGTCTCCCGGACGCTTGCCGAGGTGGTTGGTCGCATCCGCCAGATCGAGGGCCTGGTTGCGGTCCAGCTTCATCGAGGTGCGCCAACCGGCCAGCATGTCCCCGGCATCCTTGCCCGGCATCTTGAACGCGGTTGCCATAAGCGCGGCATCACCGCCGAATGCCGTCAGGGTCTGCCGTCGGGACGCGCCTTTATCGTTCTCGATCCCTGCCTTGGCAGCGGCGTATTCAAGCTTCGCCAGATCAACCGCCGTGGTTCCACCCGCGGCGATGCCTGGATAACTGGCCATGCGGTAGTTGTCTTGCGCAAGTTCCTCACGCTCATTGCCGGGGAGAGAAACCACCCTCCCCAGATCGGCCAGCGCCGCATCCATCGCCATCGCCGACTTGAACAGGTCAGGCGCTTGAAGCCCGCCAGCGGCCTTGTCGGGGGCTTTAGCCTCGGCCTTGGCGCTGCCGGCGAATGCCAGCGGCAATGAACGTTGCGACGACAGCGTCAACTTCAACGAGTCGATGGCCGTGGTCAGCAAGCGAATGTCCACGCTGGCGGCATTCAGGGCCAGGACGAAGCTGCTGGATGACAGGCCGGCATCCGCCGAGCTCGCCACAGGGGCGCCTGGCTGCATGACGCCGACGGGCGCCAGCCCGTGCTGTTGCACGGTGGCGTTCTTGAGCGAAAACTGATTGTTCGCCATTTCGCTCTACTCCTCTTTCACGCCAAGGCGAGTGATCGCGATGTCGTAGCGGCGCAATGCCTTGCCGGCGTCCCACTCCAGGATTTCCGCTTCACTCACCGAGTAAATGAGCGGCACCACATCGAGTATCACTTCGATGTCGCGCTCCGAAAGAAGGCCGCCGGTTTGTTTAAAAAATCGTCGATGCGCTCTTGCAGCTGCGTCCAGTCAGGCACGCTGAGCAGCGCCAGGTCGGGCAGCATCAGGCCGGTACAATGCGCGGTGATGAACTCGGCGCGCTCCTTGGTGGTCTTGAGTCTCTTCATCACCTTGGTCGCTCGCAACGCGGGCATTTCCAGGGTCAGGGACGTCAGACGCTGGCCCGCCACTTCAAGTGGCAACAGCAGGTTCACCTGGTCCAGGTCGCCCTGCGCCGAGGTATCGCCAGGGGTGTCGCTGGCCGTTTCAGGCTCGGCGCCCTGCTGGAGGAAGTACGCAGCCGGGCGTGTCGACATGTCATGGACGTACTGCGCGATGCTCACGTAGTCCGGCCGCTTGAGCTGGTCGAGCTCATTGGCCGACAACCCGGTGGCCAGCTTCGCCAGCTCGAAGAACTGATCGTCCTCATCATCGCCGGCGCGGGCCAGCGCTTCTTTCTGCGCGGCGTAGAACAATGGCTTGAGCTGAATCTGCGCGATCTGCGACTCGTCGTCAGCGGTAATCGGGCACAGCAGGACATGGATCGGAGGCGTCCAGGACATGAATGAATTCCTTGATAAAGGGGGTAGCAGCGAGTTGCTCGCGATTGGGGATTGAGCGACGACTGTGATGTGGTTGTTGCATTGCCATCGCGAGCAAGCTCGCTCCTACAAGAGTGTTGCAGGGGGTATTGCAAAGGGTGTTGCGAGGGTTACGGCATCAGCACCGCGCGACGGGCGTCGCCGAGGATGTCGACGCCGCTGAGCACGAACTTCTGGGTGCGCACGTCGATGTCGATCACCGGTACGCCGTTCTCGATGCGGTTGTAGGTACGGCAGGCGAGTTCCAGGGTGGTGGTGGGTTTTTCATTCATCTTCATGGCCGTTTCGGCCAGGGATTTCAGCTTGCCGCCCACGGTGTGGTAGGTGAACCAGGTCTTGCCATCCTGGTCCTGGCCCGCCTCGCGGACATTGAGCAGGATGTCGTCACCCAGCTTCACGCCCAGCGCCAGCATGATTTCCGGCCCCAGGCCCTGCAGCTTGAGGGTGGCTGTCAGCGCCTTGCCGCTCTTGGCCATTTCTTCGGCGATAAAGCGCCCACCGGTCATCGCTTCCATTTCGAATTCGATCTTCGGCGGGGTGAACTCTTCCACGGTCGCCGACAACGGCAAGCCTTGCAGGGTGGCCGCGATGGCCTGTCTTACGCGGTTGGTAAACATTAGAGAACATCCTCCAGGAACTGCTCGATGATTTCATCGCGGGCGTTGAGCTGATACACCATGTGCTCGTTCGGCGCGTAGCGGCCGTAGTCGATGACCACGTACCAGGTACCGTTCTTGTACTTCTCGACGCTGTTCAGCTCGGGGTGCAGATACACGCTGCCGCCCGGGATGGTTTCGTCGGCGACCAGGGTCTGCAGCCAGTCGTTGATGCGCTTGACCTCCTGGTCCATGAAGGACTTGGTCAGGTTCTTGGCCATGGCTTTCTGCCCGGCTTTGACCAGCTTGCGGCTGATGGCGTCTTCCAGGCCGACATAGCTGATGAACTTGCCGGTGATGGAGCGGTTACCCAGCAGCGAGAAGCCGCCAAGCACGGTGCGGGCGTAGTAGCTGACGCCGTAGCGGTTGAGCAGGTCGCCCTCGGTCGAGGTGTCGAGGATGTTGTATTCCACGGTCCGCGAGACGTCTTCGGCGAAGGTCACCTGGTTGCCCGGGCTCTCCCACTGCTTGACCTTGGCCAGCGCGGCGATAGCCAGGCTCGACGGCGCCAGGAACACGTTCTTCTTCGCCGCCTTGGAGTACACGGCCGGCATGTTGTGCACCACCAGGCAACGGTCGAAACCCAGGTCCGCGCCGCCCAGTTCCTTGCTGTAGGTCACCTGATCGGCGACCGAGGCGTCCTTGCCGTCGAGCACCACACGGGCCTTGATGCGCTTGCCGAAGGCAGCGAACTCACCGGCCACCGCCTTGGTACCGGTGAAGCCCGGCGCGCCGATGATGGTCAGGTCTTCCGGGACACTGCCCAGGGCAGCCAGGCCGAGCTTGCGGCCGGTGGTGGCGTCGACGCCGCCGATCACGTTGTTGACGGTGTCGGCCGGGGTCGCGCCCTCTTCGACGATCACCACATAGACCGGGACCTTGACCACTTTGAGGATCTGGTACACCGCCTGGAACAGGGTGCCCGACTCAGCACCGGTCGGGTCCAGCAGGGCCTGGGTGGTGAAGCTGTTGATGCGGAACGGCGCATTGCGCGGAATCAGCGGGTCGGCCTTCGGCGCGGTGCCGACCAGACCGATGACGTTGTCACCCAGGCCACCCATGGCCTCGGGGGATTCGGTGGCATTGACGGTAATGCCGTTGTGCTCGAAGTTCAGAACCTCAGCCATGGTTATTCAGCCTTCTTGGCAGCGGCTTTTTTGGCCGCGGTGGATGGAGTGGCCAGTTCGGCCGGTTGGCGCGCCGCGAGGGCGCTGGTCAGTTCCAGGCGACCGGCGGCACGCAAGGCACTGGCCTCGACGTCGAGCAGGTCGAGCTGTTGATCGACCTTCGACCAGTGGCCGCCGCCGGTGGGGAACGGCACCAGGACGGTGTATTGCTGGCGGATGGACATGTATGAATTTCTCCAGACGCAAAAGCGCCAAAGCCCCTCTGCGGGGCTTTGTGCGGGCGAAAAAAAACCGCTTTCGCGGTGGGGTTACTTCATGAAGTCCGGCAGTTCAGGCCAAATCAGTTCGGAGGGAACCTTTCCCTGCTGGGGAATATCTCGCAAAGCCTTGCGGTATGCCGCTACTTCAGCTCGTTGTGCCTCACTGGCCGGGTAATCCGCCAGTTGGGTAACGTCAGTAGCCCGCAGAAGCTGGTCCCGACGAGTACGGATGGCGGCCCATTCGATTTCAGGTGTCGACAGCGCCAGCGAAAACTCTGTGTTTACGGTTGTATCGGTCATTTCGGTTCCTTAACTAAAAACAACGGTTTCAGCCAATGACAATTTTGTTTTCAGGTCGCCCTGTTTGAACAGACGGCCATTACCCACACGCATCGTGTCAATGCGTATAGTTGTATAATAAATACTCGGAACGAGAATACGCATCACAATATTGCCATTTACATCAACATAAACAGCAGGTGTCATGTTCCCGAATGTCGATACATTTTGTAGAACCCGGGTTGGTTGATAGCAGTACCCTACCAACGTCTCGTCGATAATTTTCGCAGTTCCGTAACTGTAGCCCTTGATATTAAACCAGAACATTTCCGAGTTCACATTGATATTCAAAGGTACCTGGAAATGCATATAAACATTTGTGATGGTGCCCAGATCGGTCGGTACGAAATCACCCTCCGCCGAAGTCCCCTGCAAGCCCCCGGTGCCATAGACGTGTCCTTGCAGTACATTACGGCGAATGGTGCCTAGCACCGCCGGGTCACCTTCAATATCTTTCTGGCTTCGCCATTCATTAAATTGAGCCAAGGCCGTGGCCATGGTGCTGTTGATACTGCCAATTTTCCCATTGACGACAGAGGTCAAATTGTTTGCCGCCGTCACCAACGATGCGACTGTAGTTTCTAGACTCACGTTTAAAATCCTTTTGCTATTGATTAGCTTGCGCACCGTTCAAGAACAGGCACACCCGTTGCAGACTTAATTATGAAATAAACTTAAAAACGAGTAGCACTTGCCACCTACTCTTCTTATTTGGCTTCCAGCGACATGACACGAAACATCAAATCAACATGGCGCGCCATATTGTCGATGTTCGCAGTCGCAAGAGCAGTGATCTCCTCACTTATCAAGATATTGAGGTTTTCAGCCCCTACAACCACCGTCACGCTGTCTGCCGGCAACGGTGAAATATCCAGGGTGAACTTTTGCAGCACCCGGGCAGCAGCAGCCTTGTAAGTCAGCAACTTTCCAGCCACCGAATACACCGCCAGCAGGGTGCCGCTGGCCAGGTAGAAACCGAACTCGCCGATCTCGTATTCGTCCGGACCGTCGAACAGCGCTGCCATCCGCAACTGGCGCGAGCCCAGGTCCTCGTAGTCCACGATCGCCACCCGCTGGCGCTCATCGCGCAGGGCTGTTTCCGTACCGTCCGGGTTGTAGCGGCCGGTACCGGCGCCGATATGGGTGATCTCCCCTTTCAAGCCTTGGTTCTTTGCCGCCAACACTTCATCCAGACCGGCGGAAGTGAAGCGAACCAAGCGCGTAATGTCTTCTGTCATAGCTGCGCCCTGAGGTCGTAGTCGTTAATGGTGTAGTGCTGGGAAACCCCGGCACTGTTAAGGCGAGCGCCGAGCTCGAATTCAGGCAGCACTCCATCAAGAAAGAGTTCGCCATCGCTCAGCGCTGTATCCATGCCGCCGCTCATGGTCAGCGAGCCGCGCAGCTTGACCTCGGGCAAGGCCCCAGGCTGGCTGTCGTCGCCGATGCTCAAACCGGGATCGGCCCCCGCCGCTAGCCGTATCCCGCCTGTGGTCTGATGAACGATGGTGATGGTGCCGTCGTCGCGCTCGCTCTTGGCGGCGTTGATGCGGCGTATCAAGCGGTTGTGATCACCGCTGGACCAGTCGCGGACAATGATTGCCTGCACATCGAAGGTATAGGGATGTCCCTGCGGTCGCTGTTCGTACCAGGCCGCGATGTTGGGCATGAAGCCCAGGGACTCGACGGCGTGGCTCAGGGCCTTGTGGGTCCCGGCCTGCCGCTGGATCTGCCAGGACAGCGAAACGGTGAGGCGCTTTTCGGCCTCACTGGCTCCCGCATCCCATTCGTTGACCCCGCGATCTGCCGCCAGATAAGGCAAGAAGTCCACAGGAGTCTGGGTAGGGCTCATCAGTTGGGGAAAAGGCGGGTCCACACGTTCGAGCAAGCGGGCGAAACCGAGATCGAGGGCCTTTTCCAGCGCTGAGCTGTTGGCCGGCAGCAGGCTCAAGCGAACAGTGTCGTCACTCATAGGGTACGCACCTCCACTTCAACCTCCGTGCAATACGGCGCCTGGAAAGCCGTGGTCACGATCGGTTGCACCGGCTCGAGAATCTCCAGCTGTACCGCTCCTGCCGTATGCAGCGTGTAATCGATCCAGCTCGGATCCACCCGCCCTTCCAGGCGATGGCAGCTGTCGGCGTACGCCTGTAATTGCTGCTGCGTGGCGAGCTGGGTCAGTCCGGAATCGGGGCCCGGGTTGATCTTGGCCACCACGCGGATCTTGTAGGGCTTGATCTGTGCCGCCTGCACCGTCACCCGGTCCGTTTCCGGCTTCACGTCCGGTCGGGCAAAGTGTTTGCGCACGCCTTCGAGCAGGTCCTCGGATGGGGTGCCGTCGCCTTCCCGCGAGAGCACGGTGACCTGGACTTCGCCCGGCGCGGTACGGCGTCCGTTGCCATCCTTGACCTGAGCGGCGAAACCGTCCGGGTCGAAGGTGTAGGTGACGGTCACCACGCCCGCCTCGGTGGAGTCCACCTTCACTGTTGGCCGCTCGCCGAGGGTGAAGACTTCGCGGCGGTACTGCATGCGCGAACCGGCGGCCGGCGCGTGGGGCGCCAGGTAGTAGCGCAGGCGCGCATCTTGATCGCTTTCATAGACCGCGGGGACCGGCGGAAAGGCCGCCGGATCGCCCGGGTCGAGCAACTGCCGCTCCAGGCCCATGTCCGCCAGCCGTGCATCGAGATTGCTGCCGGTGGCCCACCAGGCCAGCATCTGCTTGATGCGGGCGTTGTACTTGCGCTCATGGGTTTGCAGGCGCAGGCAAAAGGCTTCCAGCGCCAGGGTCAGTAGCTCGCTTTCGTTGGCCAGGCTGGCCTGCAGCTTCTGCGCATTGGCGGGGGAACGCTGGGCCACGTAATCGACGACGAAGGCCTTGAACTCGGCGAGCAGTGGCTCGAATTCTTCGACTGTGACAATGGCCGGCTCGGCCAACTGGTGTTCACCGGGTATCAGCATGCTCATGTCACGACCTCGAACGTCTGTTGGCGGTTTTTCCAGGTGCCGGCGAAGCGCAACAGCAGCCCGGCGCCGCGCCGGCTGGCGACTATGACCTGCGGCTCGAAATCGCCGATGCCGTTCTGCTCGTTATAGAACACCTGCGCCGCATGGCTCTGAGCGAGGATCAGCAAGTCATCGCCGAGGTTCTGGCCCAGCAGGTCGGGAATCAGCGAGCCGTACAACGGGCGCTTCTGCCGCGTGCCCAGCGGCGTGGTCAGGGCGCGGGTCGCGCGCTGCACGAACTGCAGCCAGTCATCGACCGCGGCGCCGGTGTTTCTATCGACTCCAATCATGGGAAGCCTCTTAATCAAGGGCTGATAACGCGGCCCTGGTGTTCCACCAAGGGGCCGCTGAAGTGGATGCCGGCGCTGTCGAGCAAGATGCCGACCGCGCCCAGCCGCAGCTCGATCGCCTCGGGCCTCATCGCCAGCCGGGCGGGCCCGATGCTCAACTCGACCGCCTCGCGGGAGGCGGTGAGCGCGGTCGGGCCATTGCTCCAGCTCAAGACATGGCCGGCATCGTCATAACTGCTTTGGGTGCCATCGGCGTATTGGCGGCGGGTCAGCGCGGCCAGGGTCGACACCGGTGGAAAGCGGTCGCAGTTGAGGCCGAACAGCGCCACCGACTGCGCGCCGCCGTCGCCGCCACCGTAGTTGAACAGCAGGCACTGCTCGCCCACGGAGGGAATGCGCGATTCGCTTTGCGCGCCGGCGCTGGGGTTGAAGAAGCGGATCGCCGGGGTCAGCAGCTCTCCGTGGCTAACCCGGCAGGTGTTGCTGGCCGCATCGACCGCCTGGCACACACCGATACGGCAATGGTTTTCCGCCCGCCGGTGCAAGTCATCGAGTTCGGTTTCCATCTCGGCCAGCCGCTCGATGATCGGGCCCAGCTGCATGCGCAGCAGCTCGTCAAACATGGCTCAGCCCTCCAGTGCCTGGTATTGGTCGGGGTCGTCGATGTTCGAGACTTCCCAGGTGCGGGCGAACTTCGGTATGCCGGTCGGGTCGTCCAGCAAGGGCTGCCCGAGGTACAGCGTCTGGGTGAACGACAGCGTCCAGGCCGCGTGCTGCTGCTCACCGCGAATCAGGGTCGAGGGCAGGCCCTCGAGGTTCATCGGCAAGTCGCACTGCGCTGCCGGCAGCCCCCAGCGGTTATCCGTGGCCAGGTCCTTCAGCGCACTCGCCAGATCACAAGGCTCGAACCCGGACCGCTCGCCCCCCACAGCCGCCACGGCTTGCAGCGAGACTGTCAGGACATGGGCGACACGCCCTTCCTGGCTGCGCATGCCCGGGGCATCGCGCTCGATCGCAATCAACACCCAGGCTTGATCGAGCACTCCATCAAAGTCCTGGTGACTGCCAACCTTGAGGCCAAAGCCAGCCCCTCGCAGGGTCTCGGCAATGGCGAAAAACAGCTGCGACGGCTTGTCGATGACTGCGGGCAT